TGTAAGGGAGGTGTGGCAGAAATAATCGGGCCTGTGGCATTGGTCACAGTCAAGTCGTAACCACGCACATCATTGGTTACATTTTGATAACCTTGCCAAGAACCGTTGTCCTGAATCATGATATCCGCTTGATCCACAGCAGAATAGTACCACAAGCGACCATCGTCGGGATTGCGATCTGGTGCATCTGCGCTGGCAGTGTATGTGAAACTGGGTGCATTAACAAAGTTGCTCAACACTAACGCTCGAGCAGGGTTACCATTTAGTGGGCGACAACCCACAACTGAATCATAAAAACCAGCTGCGTTAATTGGTGCAATTCCGTTATCTTTGGCTATGAGTGAAATATTTCCGCCTTGTGTGTGAGTAAACACAATAGCGCCGGCACTATTAATCGAGCACTGAACATAATCAGGAACGCCAGCGGCACTAACTGCTGTAACAAAATCCACAGCAGTAGTACCTTGAATCGTAACTGTTAACGAGGTTACAGAAGAAGAACCAGCACTAGTATAGCCCAAGGTAAAATTGTTACCATTAACAAACGGACCAGGTGTGTTGGTATTACCAGTAACTACTGTGTCACCCGCAACCAGTCTTTCGAGAATTTCAGCTGTACTAGTACCATCGTTATAAACATCACTATAACAGAACAATGTGCCAGCTGGAATATTTTGGCCGCCGCCTGTGGGATCCATACCGTACAAAGCGTCATAATCTTTGGGATACACTGGACACGCCTGTTGAACAAATGTACCCAGTGCAGCGTTCCATTTCTTGATCACAATATTCATGCCAAGATTCACATTGTTTGTTTTTTGCCACACAGAACCTGTAGGAGCAGGAGTCACATCCGTTGATCTCCAACGCGGAGCTTGATAGCTGGCTGCTGCCAAATAGGTTGGTGCAGAGTAGGTGCCAGCAGCAATTCCCAACACAGAAAGAGGAGTTCCTGTGCCATCGTTGATTGCAACCGAGACTGTGGAATAGATATAAAGTTTGCCACCAATGTAACCGGAATAAACACCAGTAATGGCAGCAGTGTTGATAGCATTGCTCAAACCGGCCACTGTGTTGTTGGGTGCAGCAGGTACTGTAACGGTAGCACCGTTGATGGTGATGGTATTAGCTGCTGTAAGAGTGCTGGGAGCCAATGTACCGGACACTGAGGGCCAAGCTGTTTTCCAGTCAGCACTACCAACCAACACCCAAGTATTGTAGAGATCAGCCAATTCAGCAGAGCTGGTTTGTGTGCTAGTAGGACCACCGCGCTTGTAGTACATGGGGTTGTAGGTAGTAACATCAGTTACTGTAACCACAGCATAGTTGCCAATGTTGCCCAGACTTTGTAGTGGCACGGTTGTGCCTGTTTCAAGCTGGGAAGACAGTTCAATTGCAATAGGAGTTTTATTAGTAAACTGACCAGTGGTTTGATTCCACTCAAACATGCCCCAGGCAGTATTAGCAGTGTCCAACCAGTAGGTGTTGGCAGCAGGATTGCCCATGGGTCGACTCAGGCTGGCTGTGAGTTCGGTAAGGTCAATGTCCACACGCTGAACATACACACGGTTGCTGGCGCCCAAGGCGCTGTAAGCAGCCAACAAACCATATTCGTTGAGCTCGTAGCCATTGATAGGTGTACCAGCTGTGGTCTTGTAAAAGAACGGATTGCCAAATGTGGCAGCCAGATCTCGCTGACTGGTCATCAAATACACACGGTTGGCGTTGGCAGCCAAGGTGCCAGGTGCTACACCAACACCAGCGGCGCTGGCCTTGTTTTGTGCTGTGGCCAACAAAATATAAGGTACTGAATTGGTTGCAGCAGGAATGTATTGACTCTCGTCAACAATAGTGACTTCTACGCCGGGACTAGCTAATGCCATTGTGATTCTCCTAAGAACTTCATGTTAATATTTAGCTATCAACTGAAAAAAATGGTTTTATCCGTGCCCTACCCAGTAGGTTTTCTTGTAAACGCATGCTAAATAACCGTATGACTAGGCCACTCTGCGCAGTTTGCAACCAAAGACCCAGAGCAATAGCCTATCATCGCGACGAAAAAACACAATACCGTCGTTTGTGTGATCGTTGCATAAGAAAAAACAAGCGACTTCCGGCACCTGTGCCACGGTGGCAAAAAGCCGGCTACAAGAAAAAAACTGTGTGTGACCGCTGTGGGTTCAAGTCATTGTGGGCAGCTCAGCTGATAGTGTACCACATTGATGGCAACTTACACAACAGTGATCATCGCAACCTGCGAACTGTGTGCTTGAACTGCACCGTGGACATTGCCAAGAGCGAACTGCCTTGGCGCCCAGGAGACTTGTCAGCTGATGCCTAGGCCGTGATCAAGTGCTGTACCTGTTGGTACAGCTGATCCAGTGTTCCGTTGTTGTCCAGCACAGCATCAAAATCAGTGCCAATCCAGGCAGTTTCAGATGCATGTATGTTTAGGTGCATGAGCTTGTCTCTGCTGCGACTCCAGTCCACATGACTGGGTCCGGCATTTGCTGCTTGAGCCAGTTCGTACCACTCGGGTTCAACACCACGCACAATACGCACCACCCGGCCCCCGGCTCGTTTGATAGCACCTATTTCATTGGGAAATCTGCAGTCCGAGATCACTATGTTATCACGGCTCTGGCGCAGTCGGTTTTCCAGGCTGGCAATCCAGACATCGTCATGAAACGCTCTACGGCACACTTCAGTTCCCCAGTGCTGCAACACCCAACGCGGTGTCAACTCAGACATGCCAAGTCGTTCGGCCCACCAGACATCTACTTGTTCTCGCCACTCTCGAGCTTGCTTGGTACGCCCTTCCAGCATGATTCTGTCCCAGCCAAACACAGCAGCCACAGCGTCTTTGAGAGTGGCAGCAAAACTTTCACGACGAAATTCATGTAGGTTTACCAAATAGTCAGCAGCAGTGTCTTTGCCGGCGCCGATCAAGCCCACCAGTCCAATGATCATCTCAGTTCCTTTATGTTTAAATGCTCAAGTGTTTGTTGTAGCAGTTCGATTTGTCTGCGGCAATCTTCCAAGGCATGGTGACTGGTGGGCGGGCGGGGCAAGTCGGGCCACAGGCTGTACACTGTTCTGGCATCGCGGATTTTATAGAATTGCCAGGGCAAGGGTTTGCTGTAACTTTTGTAGGCATGCTCCAGGATGTTGGCATCGTATGTGGGACCGTTCATCCAAATTCTGTTGCTCTGCCAGGCAATTTGATGCAGTTGATCCAGGGCTTGATCCAGAGGAATTCGATCAGTTTCGCCAAATGCTTCTTCGCGAGCGGCCGGGGGTTGCGTGGCCCACCAGTCTATGGTGCTTTGTTGTATGCTGCGATCGGACTGACTTTCCAGGGTAACACGAGCATAATAATGTCGATCATACCAACCAGTGCCCAGGGGATCAAAACTTTGAGCAGCAATGGTCAAGATTGTGGTATCCGGACCAGTGCCCAAACCTTCTATGTCTATCATTAAATCTGCCATACATCAAGTATAACAGATCTGTCAAATTAATTGTGCGGAAACGGTGGATTACATGAACCCAAAACGCAGGATTACGATGCCAGCACCACCGTTTTGATCTTTTCCGCCACCACCACCGTAGCTGCTTGGGCCGCCGCCCAATCCGTTTGTACCATTGTTAGTAGATCCGGCACCAAACCCGCCGCCACAATAGTATATTGATATTCCGGTAATGTCGCTGGAGATACCATCCCCACCATTGCCCCCAGTGACATTGAACGTTGAGGGTCTGGTTGCATTAGTACCAGCAGTACCGGCGCCACCGCCGCCGCCGCCACCAATTGGGTGAAAATATTGATAAAGACCTGCTGCGTATCCAAGTCCGCCGGCATTGCCGTACCCGCCCGAAGCTGATCCAGGTTGCAGTCCAGGAGAACCAGGACCGGGTTCGCCGCCGGTGTTACCAGCACCCGAGCCGCCAGCTGACTGAGGACTTGTGTGAGAACCTTGACCTCGAGAAACCTTGGACGACGCTGAACCACCGCCTAGGGCTACCAAGTTCACGCTGCCGCCCGAAATGGCGCTATTGCCACCGGTGGCGTCCCGCTGATCATAGGTCATAATCGCACCAGCACCTGTTGTGATAGTGTACAGTTGATTGGGTTGAGCTACAAAACTGCCGATGATCAAACCACCAGCACCGCCGCCGGCATAATTGTCACTATTGGCATTTCGTGCACCAGCACCGCCGCCGGCTGCTATCAAATAGCTCACTGTACCCGACATGGGCAAAACAATAGAACCCGAGCCAGTCCAGACATACACACGGTCACCTGCAACACGATTGAAAGATGATGCACCAGACACTTGCAATTCGCTGGTGATAAAAATATTGCCGCCAATGTCAATGGCGCCTTCGATTCTCACGGGCATAGCAGCCTCCTTTGTTATTATTATAATACTTATCGTAGTCCAGCATTTTTCAAGCTGTTTGGACAGAAATTACAAGACAATCAGCCAATAACGAAAGAAAGTGGCTGACTGCCGTCCATGTAGTTGACCAACTGCAATAGTAAAGCATCTATTTGAGTTTGTGCTTCGCTTTTCATAGCTGTGCCGTTTAACGAAGACCCACCTTGAGGTCCTGCAATTTGCTGGTACTTCTCACGAGCTTCGCCAATCATCATTTTGCACGAAGCCACCATGTAGTCACGAATCCACTGGCTGATTTGAAAGTCCTGCAACAGGTTGAACTCGGGTTTGAGATTGTAGGTCCATAGTAGAACATTTTCTCCGGTGCCCTTGGGATCACGCACAATCTGCAGTTTCTTGGTCACTGGATTCCAGGTATAGTTGATGTAGGCACCAAACATGCGGCCTGCCAGTTCCACATACTGGCTGTAAAAGTCATATGTGGCCAAGCCCCCGGCCACGTTGAAATTCATGAGATACACATTTAAACTGGCCTGGCTAAACGGGTCAAAATTGCTGGCAAACGGACCTTGGCTGTCGCCAAATGTTCTGCGAAAGATTTGGCGCACTTGAATCACTTCCTGGGGCAGGGTATAGATGTTCACATCCTTGACCAGTTCCATGAAGGTGTAACTTTCTTCATAGGCAGCCTGTGCTCGCTGGCGATAAGTGCCAATGGTGCGTTGGTATGCTGCTTCGTAGTGTGCAGGGTCCAGCTCAACATCGATCATGCCATCGCCCAAGGTCAGGCGCACATACTCGATGAGATTTTGCTTCAGTGTTTCAAGAGAATTTTCGGACATTAGGTACTCCAGTCCTTGTATTTACCAGACCCGCAGTATGATCAAGTTGTCAGTACCACGCCCATTAAACGCTGTTTCTGTGGTAGTGAGCTCTCGGAATATTTTCCTGGCTGCTGGCTTGCCGGCTGCACTCATGGCTCGGAGTGTGTCTGCGGGTTTGCGAACAGTTTTTTGCTGGGTTTCCACTGTGCTGAATCCAATGATGCTGTTGCCTTTGATGGTAAACGATCCCACATGCGAATCAGCTACCACATGGATCAGTTTGCGCTTGTGGGTGTCATACAACCAGGCTTCGGTCTTGTCCACCAAGTTAGAAGCTGGCAACCCTTTGAGCTTGAGTTCTGCAAACTCTGCTTGAGTTTTGAACCGGGCTGCACGTTTCTCAGGCGGAATTGCCTTGACCTTGCGCGGTTTGCGTTCCACTTTCTTGATCTGCACGTATGCACCGCAGTCGTTGATCACAGCTTCGCAGAACTTGATCACATTGCGCAGTTGAATTTTTGTAAAATTGCTGTAGGCTTCCACTAACTGTGCATCACGGCCTTCGATCACAGTTTCGTAGTAGGCCAGTCTGGCTCGCCAAATTTCAGCTAGATCGTTCACCATTTGTGGTACCACATTCTTGCCACGAATCACAGCAATGGGTTTGTAGTCTGCAGTCATCTTGGCACCGTTGACCACAAAGTCGTCAAACAAGCCGTCGATTTCGCCTGCACATTCCGACACTTTTTCTCTCAAGCGATCCTGTATGTTGGGACGAGCTGGTGCAACATCCACTGTGTCGGCCACAGTTTCTTTTTCAGACGAACTCAGGATTTCTTCAATGTAGTTGTCCAAGCGGATTTGTTCAGAGTCTGTGAGTTCCAAGCCCATCATGCTCATGCGGCACAACCAAGCAGTGGTAAGTCGTATGGCCGAATCTGGTACTCCACGCAGAGCACGAACCTGATCTCGACGGTCGTGCAGTTCCAAGTAGGCCACAATCATGTCCCTAGCGTCTTTTTTGCCGTAGAAATAGTTGTACCAGGAAAAGGCCTGGGTCATGCGACTGGTTCTATCCTGTTCGGGTTGGGTACGCCAAGTGGGCTCACCGCCCATGATGTTGGTATCGGGTGAGCGTGGGTTAAGCGGTTTAATGACTCGAGCAGCAGTTTTCACATGATCTCCTGTTTCAATGCTGTAATTATAACACTTTGACAAAATGGTGTCAACTTAGAGCATGTTGTTTAAAAACAACACTGAAAAATCCCATAAATACTGTATGATTTTTCACCAGATTTTGGGAGAGCGTAGTGCCTAGACTCAGCATGTGGCGGCCAAACCGCACCAATGACTACCAGTTTTTTGACCGCACCATCAGCGAGCAATTCACTGTGGGCGGGCTGGACATCTACTGTCACAAATATCTAGGTCCCAACACCGGCGATGTGGGCGATGCCGATGCTACCTTGCCGGTATATGATACCAAAAATCCCCTGTTTATCGAAGACCTGTTGCTGTTGGAGAATCGAGATCGATCATACGATCCCAATGTGTATGTCATGCGTGGTGTATATCGCACCCAAGACATTGACTTTGACCTCAGCCAGTTTGGTTTGTTTTTGAACAACGACACCTTGTTTATTACATTTCACTACAATGACATGATCGACACCTTTGGTCGCAAGCTCATGTCAGGCGATGTGCTGGAAGTGCCCAATCTCCGAGACTATCATCCACTCAATGCTCAGGGCATTGTGAAAGCCCTGCCCAGATACTATGTGATCCAGGATGCGTCGTTTGCCAGCGAAGGATTCAGCCAGACCTGGTTGCCGCACCTGTGGCGTGTGAAGGCCACACCCATGGTCAATGCACAAGAGTACAATGACATCACTGACCGACCGTTTGAGCCCAACAACATCTGGGATCCGGGCAATTTTTATCCTGCTGGCACAGTGGTCAACAACGGTGACAAGTTTTACACAGCCACAAAAAATGTTCCCCCGGGTGTGGACATTGGTGATCCTGAATACTGGGCAGAAAAAACACCCGATACCATTGCGGACAAAACATCCACTCGCAATCGTGATCTAGAAATCAACGATGCCATACTCACACAGGCTCAAATTGAAGTACCCAAGTCGGGCTACGACACAGTAAAGTTCTACATCTTGCCCACTTATCCAGACGGGCAACCGGCTTCAGCAGGCTTGTCAGCGGACCAAACTGCACCCACAGTGGATGGTACCGATGGAGGTCAAGGACTAACGCCTAGCTCCGACGGCTACACCATGGGCTACTTGACCGGGGATGGCATTGCACCCAATGGTTTGCCTGTGACTCCAGGTACCAGTTTTCCCCTGCACCCTGCCATTGGTGACTATGCACTACGCTTGGACTACTTTCCCAATCGACTGTTTAGATACAATGGTCGTGCCTGGACCAAGATTGAAGACAGCGTGCGTACTGGCCTAGTGTTTGAGTCCAATGCCGAAACACTGAGAGCTGGATTTGTCAACAACACAGCCACAGTACAGACCACAGATCGAGGTGCTATCCCCAGCAGACAGAGCCTCAGCGACATTCTCAAACCCACGGCAGACAACGGCGGTTAAACATGAGTACACCTACCTTTTTTTATGATGACCAAATACGCCGCTTCTTGCTGCAGTTCACTAGAATTTTTTCAAACTTTCAAGTGGAGTACGGACGCAACGAAGAAGGCACCAATCATGCGCTAATTCGTGTGCCTGTGCGTTACGGTGATGCCAGTCGTCAAGCCCAGACCATTATACAGCAGAACTCAGCCAGTGCCATGCCCAGCACGCCATTAATGACATTTTACATCTCTAGCCTGGACTATGATCGACCCAGAATGCAAGAGCCATATCATGTGAGCAAGATCAATGTGCGTCAACGCACCTACGACGAAGCCACTGACAGCTATGAAACCACACAGGGCAATGCTTTCACTATCGAACGCCTCATGCCCGTGCCCTACAAGCTCACACTCAAATTGGACATCTGGACTTCTAACACCAATCAAAAAATGCAGTTGCTAGAACAGATCCTGGTGCTGTTCAATCCCAGTTTAGAAATACAGAGCACTGACAATTTCATTGACTGGACCAGCCTCAGTGTAGTAGAATTAGAATCAGTACAGTGGAGTGGACGAGCCATACCACAAGGTACCGAAAACCCCATAGACATTGCCACATTGACATTTACCTTGCCCATTTGGATATCATCGCCGGCCAAGGTCAAAAAACTGGGCGTGGTAGAACGCATCATCATGAGTGTGTTTGATTCCGAGGGCTATGCCAGTGACGCTGTGATGGACAACGATCTCTTGCTGGGCACACGCCAGGTGATCACGCCTTGGGCATATCAAACACTCCTGATCAACAACAAACTGCAGGCCCTGAGACCGTCACAAGTGATTGACGAGTCCAACGCCAGCTTGGCACCGCCCACTAGTCCTCCCAGTAACTTGATGTGGTCAGCTGTGATCGGTGCGTATGGTACCTTGAGACCGGGAATTAGCCAAATCAAACTGGCACAACCTGACGGAACTGATGTGGTAGGCACCATAACCTACGATCCCACAGACGACAGATTCCTGCTGTTCACAGTGGACGAAGACACTGTGCCACAAAATACCCTGGCTCCTGTGGATGCTGTGATCAATCCCTTGCGCAGTGGACCAGGGGATGGTATTGCACCTGCTGCAACAGGGCAGCGTTATCTGTTGACCCAGGACACTGGCAGTGGTCAGGGTTCGGCTGCGGCCTGGCAGGGCGAAGACGATCAAGCTCTAGTTGCTCATGCCAACGACATTGTGGAGTATCAAGACGGTCGCTGGCGTACGGTTTTTGATTCTACCAATAGTCCTGTCAATACACAGTATGTGACCAATATCACCACAGGTATCCAGTATCGCTGGACTGGCGAAGCCTGGGTCAAAAGTTATCAAGGTATCTACCCCGGCGGATCCTGGACGCTGGTATTATAGAAAAATGGACAATAGTATTGTAAACGCTGTGGGTGTGTGGTTCCACAGTACCACCACCAATCGTTATCTCTATCTGCTGCGCAACGATCCCAGGCATCCAGGCACATGGGGCTTGCCTGGCGGTAAAGTAGACCCAGGCGAAAGTTTGTTGGCTGCCATGACACGCGAGTGCGAGGAAGAATTGGGCTCGATGCCCAGTCATCAACGAGTGATTCCCATAGAACAGTTCACCTCCAGCGATGGCGGATTTGTATATCACACCTTTTTCTGCACTGTGGATCATGAGTTTGTGCCTGTGCTCAATGATGAACACATTGGCTGGGCCTGGATCAATGCCGGCACCTGGCCCAGACCCATGCATCCAGGACTGTGGTCAACCGTGAATTTTGACGCTGTGAGAGAAAAAATAGCCCTGCTGGAACTCAGCGTATGTCACAATACGTGATGAACTCGGGGTAGCTCATGGGTCGCACGTTGGCGTACTCAAACAAGTTCTGGGGCTGATTGGATTCCACACCCACCAACACAAATCGTGTGGCAGAGTAGGCTTCGATCACTCGAGCAACATGGCGCACCCAGTCAGTTGAGCCAGCATCAGCTTCTTGATTGTAACCCAGCATGAACACTTCTTGGTGTCCGTCAAATGCTGCCAGGTACAACAACACCGCAATGCTGTTGAGCACAGGGTTGTAGGGAATGAGATAAAATTCTCCGGGATTTTCCACACACAGTCTGCTGGTGGTGTACACCACATTTTCCACATGATAGTCCGTGGCCTTGAGGTCGTTCAAGCGTGTTTTGTTGATCTCCACTGCAAAATCCAGCTTCATTTGATGTGCAACTTCACTCACACCGTAAGTTTGCAGTCGGAGTGAACCCAACAATCCACCACGGTGACGAGCCAGTCTGGTGTAGTCAAACAAGTAGTGATCCACTGAAGAACCAATGCAGGCAGCACGACTGGATATATGCCGATTTTCAATGGGATTAGGAATCCATTCGCGTGTTTGTTCACGTTTGCCGTCTCGCCAACGAGCTTCTGTGACCACAAACTCCCCGGGATAATCAGTTCGGTATTTTGCTGTGAGCATGGTGTTCTTTCGGTGTATTATATTTAGCCCGAATCACCTGACGCACAGATCCTACGGCCAAAAAAACAGGGCTCCAAAGAGCCCTGTTTTGGCTTGTGTTGATTGCTTAGAAGCGACCAACCACAACTTCGATAACGCCTTCAGCGCCGTCAAAGTTCTCAAGAGCCTTACCAATTACCGCACCGTTGCGTGCATTGTTGTCAGCTTTGGCAGCGCCGTTGCCAGCACTTACCATCAAGTCACCTTTGCGTACTGTACCAACCACACGAGTTGGCACACGACCTGTCAGGGCCACAGCCGCCACGTGCTCGCCTTCCAGTGTGGCATTCATGATATAGCTTGGGTTGGTAGAAACAACACCTGCTACACGAGTATCGCTCTCGTGTGCGCAAACTGTGATTTCTTGATCACCACCAAAGCACACCACTGTGCCAGGAGCGTACTCAGCGTCAGCTGCGTACATCTCGGCCAAGTCAGCGTATTGTGCACTTGTAGCCTTGGCAAACACTGTGTTGAAGTATGTGCTAGCACTACCAATGTTACCAACACCGTTGGCCTGACCATTGGTCAAACCGCCACCCAATGTTACAGCACCGCTTACACTCAAGCTAGTCAAAGTACCAACACTTGTGATGTTACCTTGTGCAGCAGTTGTCACTGTACCAGCTGTGGTAGCTGATGTAGCACTTGTGGCACTAGCCACTGTACCTGTCACGTTAGCACCAGTGATACTGCTCAAAGCAGCACCAGAACCAAAGTGCGTAGCAATCACATTGCCAGCATTTACGTTACCAGTCACTGACAAAGAAGTCAATGTACCCACGCTAGTGATATTGCCTTGTGCAGCACCACTCACTGTGGCAGCATAACCAGTTGTGTTGACACTCAGCGTACCTGTCACGTTGGCAGCAGGAATTGCAGTCAAACCAGCACCAGAGCCATTGAACTGGCTACCAGTTACAGTACCAACTGCGCTGACGTTGATGTTGCTGACCCAAGCGTTAGCAGCATTGTTATATCTCCATGTTGCCAAGGCATTGTTACCAACATCCAGACCTGCACCATCCAACGCAGCACCAGTGCTTTGGTTGTTGCCCAAAGTGATAGCTTTGTCGTTTGTGGTGATGGTGTTGGAATTGATAGTAACTGTAGTACCGTTAACTGTCAAGTTACCAGTAATCACAGCATCGTTGCTGACTGTCAAGCTACCCAAGGTAGCAGCACCAGCTGTGCTGATATTGCCCGCAGTCACGTTGCCAGTTACGCTTACAGTAGTACCTGTATGGTTTGTGGCACTGATGTTGCCAACAGTAGCATTGCCTGTGGCACTAATCACGCCAGCTGTGGTGATGTTGCCAGCAGCAGCATTACCAGTCACACTCAAACTACCCAATGTACCCACTGCGGTAATATTGGTCTGACTTGCAGTTGCCAATGTACCTGTCAAGTTAGTAGCACTTACATTGCCACCTGTGATATTGCCTGTGGCACTCAGTGTACCTGTAACTGCAACACCTGTTGAGCTCACAACTTGTACATTGCTTACACCAGCAACACCAGTTGCAACATTACCACCAGAACTCACAACACGAACATTGCTTGTACCAAATTGGATACTTGTGGCATCAATACCAGTCAACTGACTACCGTTACCCAAAATGTAACTACCGGTGATATTGCCTGTGGCACTAATCACGCCAGCTGTGCTGATGTTACCAGCAGCAGCATTACCCGACACTGACAAGGATGTCAATGTACCAACTGAGGTAATATTGGCTTGTGCAGCACCACTCACTGTGGCAGCATAACCAGTTGTATTAACACTCAATGTACCTGTTACATTAGCAGCAGGAATTGCAGTCAAACCAGCACCGGATCCATTGAACTGGCTACCTGTCACAGCACCTGTAGCACTCAGTGTACCTGTTACTGCAATGCCTGTTGAGCTGATAACTTGTACATTACTTGTACCACCAACGCTGGTTGCAACATTGCCGCCGGAACTTACAACGCGAACGTTGCTTGAACCGTTCTGGATGCTTGTGGCATCAATACCTGTCAAGAAACTACCGTTACCATACAAGTAAGCACCAGTGATGTTACCAGCTGCGCTGATTGTTGTGCCCACGTTCAGTGAGTTCAATGTACCAACTGTGGTAATAGCACTTTGTGTTGCTGTGGTCAATGTACCAGAGATACTTGTAGCACTGATGTTACCAGCAGTGATGTTGCCCACAGCACTGATTGTGCCACTTGCAGAGATACTAGCACCTGTGATGTTACCACCAGCACTTACAGCGCCAGCTGTGGTTACATTACCAACTGTAGCTGTACCAGTCACGCTCAAAGCGCCCAGTGTGCCCACGCTAGTGATAGCAGTCTGGCTAGCTGTTGTCAATGTACCTGTCAAGTTTGAGCCAGTGATGTTACCAGCTGCGCTGATACCAATGTTACTTGCCCACACGTTACCAGAATTGTCGTATCTCCAAGTTACCAAGCTGTTGCTACCCAAGTCAATACCAGCGCCGTTCAATGCAGAACCAGTGCTTTGGTTGTTGCCCAAAGTGATGTTCTTGTCGTTTGTGGTAATCACATTGGAGTTAATGGTAGTTGTAGTACCGTTAACTGTCAAGTTACCTGTGATCACAGCGTCAGCTGTGATGCTCAAGTTAGCACCAGTGATGTTGCCAGCTGCGCTGATTGTACCAGCTGTGGCCAAGTTACCGCCTGTGACGTTACCTGTGATGCTGACGTTACCTGTTGTGGTACTTGTACCTGTTGCGTTGGCTGTAACAACTGTGTTACCACCCACTGTCAACACGCCATTGCTTGCACCCACTGAGGTACCGCCAATGTACACTGTGTTACCAGACACATACAAGCTCTTCCACTGTTTTGTAGCACTACCCAGATCCATTGTGGCGTTACCAGAAGGCAACACGTTACCACTTGTGACAATGTCACCAGTCACGCTCAAGTTAGCCAAAGCACCAACTGTAGTCAAGCTAGAGTTCACCACGTTGTTGGCAATTGTGGTACCAGTCAATGTGGCAGCAGCCACGCTGGAAGCAGCAACACCAGTCAATGCAGCACCGTTACCCACAAAGTAAGCACCTGTGCCAGCAATGATATTGCCTGTTGTGCTCAGTGCACCAACCACGTCAGTCTGAGCCAACACTTCATTAGGTGTCACGCTAGCAGTGTTTGTTGCGTTCTGGATGGAGTTCACATAAGTTGTTGTGGTCAACATACGAACGTCGATACGGTCGCCTGTTGCAGGAGCTTCTGTAAATGTCAACTGATTGCCAGTCACAGAGTATGCAGTACCGGGGATCTGAATCACACCGTTCAAGGACACAATAGTACTTTGTGTTGTGTAGCTACCGCTCAGTGTGAACACTGTGGTTGCGCCATCACCGTTGAACTGATCATCACTGATCAATGTAAAGTCAGGAACACCAACTTTAACCCAAGCAGTACCATTGTATGTTTCCAAGCTAGCAATGGAAGTATTGAAACGGAACATACCAGCAACTGCTGTAGCAGGACGCTGTGCTGTGTTACCAACTGGCATCAACACAGAGTTAGTAGCATTGATTGCCAATGTAGCACCTGTGGTC